AATACCGCTAGTAGTGATGCTGCAACTGCAAAAACCAATGCTGCAACTGCTATCAGTAAAGCGCAAGCTGCTGCTGATGCTTCTAGTGCTAATGCATTATCTATTAATGAAATCAATGCTGCTTTAGAGGACAAGGCTTCAACTGGTGCGCTTGAAGAAGTCAAAGCGGATGTAGAGGATATTGATGGCGTTGTTAAAGCTCAAACGCAGAAGCTTGATGGTGTTTATGCAAAAGTTACTCCATTAACTGCTGACCAAAACAACTGGACAGCTGATAGTGGTAGCAACCAAGCAGGGGCGTGGACAATTCAGTCTGCTTATGCTGATGGCGATTTAGCTTTAAGTAAGCGCATCGATACCGTTTCAGCTTCAGTTGGTGAAAACACTGCATTAATTCAACAGGAAGCTACAGCAAGAGCGAGTGGTGATGCTGCTACAGTCCAAGCTTTAAATGTTTATAAAGCGAGTAACGATGCAGCTTTAGCAGCAGTGAGTCAACGAGTTGATATTAATACTGCAGACAATGAAGCAACCGCTTTAAAAGTTGATGCAATTGATGTCAAAGTCAATACTGCAACTGATCAAGCAGGTCAGGCACTTGAAAATAGTGCTACTGCTGTAACTAAATCTGAAGCAGCAGTTTCGGAAGCTGGGTCTGCTGTTACTGTAGCAAATCAGGCAAAAGCAACAGCTGGCACTGCAAGTAGTGATGCTGCAACAGCTAAGGCAAATGCAGCCACAGCACTATCACAAGCCAATGCAGCAGCAGATGCATCTAGTGCTGCAATTGAGCGTGTTGAGTCTGTAGAGGCTGAGCTTAGTGACAAGGCCTCAACAGGTTATGTGGATAGTGTGAAAGCTACCGTTGATGAGCAGGGTGATTTGATCAATGCAAATACTGAGCGATTAAGCGGAGTCTATGCAAAAGTTACCCCACTAACCGCAGATAGTACTTCACTAACTGCTGACAGCTCATCAACAGAGGCTGGATCATGGTCATTACAGTCAGCAGCAGCTGAAGGTGACTTGGTTTTAAGTAAGCGGATTGATATTACTCAGGCTCAGATAGATGAAAATAAGGCAACTATTGCCTCTGAATCTACTGCGCGTGTAAATGCTGATAGCGCACTTGGGCAACGTATTGATACTGTTCAAACTCAGTTTGAAAGTAACAAAGCAACAGTTCAGAGCCAGATCAAAACGCTTACAGATAGTCAGTCTTCGCAAGCAAGTCAAATTGATATTGTTCAAGCTTCTGCTTCATCTGCAAATGCAGCAGCGGGTAATGCACAAGCTACAGCCAACAGTGCACAACAGGCTGCACAAGCAGCCGCGACGGCAGCGGGTAATAAAGGGGAGGTAATTTTTGGATCAACAGTACCCGCAGCCGATAAACGCCTTGCACAAAATCTCTGGATTGATACAACAGGTGGCGCGAATACACCTAAGCGTTGGAATGGTTCAGCGTGGGTAACAGTAACTGATAAGGCAGCAACGGATGCGGCAGCGGCAGCTAATGCAGCTCAAAAAACTGCAAACGATGCCCTAGATAAAGCAAACACAGCAAACACCAATTTGGCAACAGTTCAACAAAAAGTGAATGCTGTGGCTGATGCTCAGAATGCGACAGCAGAGAAAGTTGATACTATTCAAACAACTGTTGACGGACATACAGCATCGATTCAGGAAGTGTCAAAAAGTGTAGATGGTGTCTATGCAGAGCAATTCATGAAGTTTGATGTGAATGGCCATGTCTCAGGACATGGTTCAATGAACGATGGTACAACATCAACATTCATCTTTAACTATGATGCAATTCAGTTTGGTACGCCTGTCGGTGTTGATGGTGTAGAACCTAAACCATTAATGACACTGCAAAATACTCCAGTTACTTTGCCAAACGGTACTGTTATTCCGCGTGGATTGTATGTCGACAATGGTAGTTTTGGATATATCAATGCGAATAGGATCTGGGCAGAAAACTTAAGTGTTATTAGCGCTGATCTAGGTTCAATTAAAGTTAAAAATGCAAATATTGATGATGGTGCAATTAGCACCCTTAAAATCCAGGATGAAGCAGTAACTGTTCCAATAGGTGTAAAAGCAATTGATGTAAAGACTATCACTACTTTTGCAGGTGGAGTTACAAGTGGACAGCCTAATAATGATTTTAACAACCACCTATCAGCGTGGGAAAATCATATAGGTACACTTTTACAAGTAACGTTAAATAGAAGTGGTGGAAAAGTTAGAATTGATGCTTCAGTAAATATTTGCACACCTACTTTTGGCGCTTTTAGTGTAAGTGACGGACGAGGTAATCCAATTGCAGCAAATGACAGGGCCATGGCTTCTTTTTATATTTCTATATATCGGAATGGAAATTTAATTGGACGGGGTTCATTAGGTGCAAATCTTGAAACTGGTACTATTAATGTCAATTTCAACGGGACTGCGGTTATCGTTTCAGCTATTGATGATAACAGTACTATTGGCAATGTTACCTACACACTTAAAGCAGGATTTGCTCGACAGGAGGGCGTTAATATTCCATTAAATGTGGAATCAAGAAGCAACTTTATGATTACTTCGAGAACGTTAAGTGTTATTGAAATGAAAAAGTAACAGCACCCAACCGGGTGCTTTTTTATTGCCTAAACGAAAGGGGGAAGGCATGACTGAAAATGAATCATACGGGTTGAGATTTGAAAAGAAAATTGACTCAATTCAGAGTGATATTCGCATGTTGTCAGATCATGTTACTCGACTGACTTTTATTAATGAAGCACACAAAGAGACTAGCGAACAGAACAAAAAGGATATCGATACATTGGATATCAAAGTCGCCAATTTAGAAAACCGCACAGCAGCGCAAGATGGTGGAATTTCTGTATTGCGTGTACTGCTTGGCATCTTTGCAGGAATCGTATTTTCGCTGTGCGCTTGGGTTGGATCTTCAATTATTCAATTAAGCCAAGATCAATCTTTAATTAAAGAGAAGGTTTCACGGTTAGAGGAAGCAGGACGATGAATAGTGAAAACACAAGAGCTTATCTAGCTTTCGCATTAGTGGGACTGATGTTTGTTTTAGTGATTGCTTTATTTTTTGTGGATATGCCGCGAGAAAACAGCAATCTGATTAATACGGCATTGGGTTTTATTGCTGGGGCTATGACAACTGCATGTGGCTTTTATTTTGGTAGCTCTGAGTTAGAGAAAAAGAAAGGTGAATCCAATGACAACTAAACCATTCTTTGATGCTGCTCGTGTGATTGCAGGTGGCAAGCTTACACAAGCACAAGTAGATGATCTAAATAAGGTGGTCGATAAACTTGCGCCTTCTGGCATGACTACAAGTGATGTTGGTGTAAATCTAATTTCAGGATTTGAAGACACACGATTCAAAGCTTATGACGATGGTGTAGGAGTCTGGACTATTGGCACTGGCACAACAGTTTATCCAAATGGCGTGAAGGTTAAGCAAGGTGATACTTGCACACCTGAGCAAGCTAAGACTTACTTTAAGCATGACTTAGCCAAATTTGAAAAGACTGTAAATGAATCGGTAACTGTACCTTTAACTCAAAATCAGTTTGATGCATTAGTATCGCTGACTTACAACATTGGCTCTGGTGCTTTTAATAATTCAACCTTATTAAAGAAACTCAATAAACGTGACTATCAAGGTGCTGCTGATCAATTCCTAGTTTGGAACAAAGCAGGTGGCAAGGTTATGAAGGGCCTAGTTCGTCGCCGAGAAGCAGAACGAGCACTCTTTTTAAAGAAGTAACTTATATGTGTAAACGTACCAAAGTTGCATCGATCATCACATTGCTGTGCCTCCTATTCTCAGGTTGCACAGCTCACACTATTAATAGTAATGTGAATGTCTCGATTTGTGTAAGGGCTTTGTGATGTCGCAAGTCATGATCATGGTTTCGGAAGTGGGCAGAATGGAGAATACTTGCAATCTACCCGCTGATTTAGATAAGAACGGGAATGTTCTTAAAATCTATGACTATTCATTAAAAGAGTTGCCTATTAATTTGGATGGAACTGTGTCTTACAATGGCAAAAGATGGACCTTTGATAAGAAGCAAAGTTTTTAGTCTTTCCAACTATCTACAATATCAGCCCAGTCTTGCATCATTTTCCGTCTAGCCTCTAAGTGCTGCGAATGGTCGTACGATGCTTTTGTCTTGTTAGATTCAGCATGAGCAAGCTGTTTTTCTACCCAAGCTTCCTCATAGCCCTTTTCATATAGTAGGGTAGAAGCTGTAGCTCTAAAATCATGAGTGGTAACGCCTTTTAAGCCAATATATTCAAGCATACTGTTAAGCGTTTCTTTAGCTAACATGCCATCATTTTTCTTACTGAAAATAGCAGGGAAAACTAATTCGCTATCACCAGAAATAGTATATTGGCGTTTAAGAACTTCATAAACTTGGTCAGATATAGGGAGAATATGGATTCTGGATTTTTTCATTGCCTCTTCTGGAAATCTAATAAGTCTTGTATCAAACTCGACCCATTTCCATTGCATTTTTCTAATTTCAATTGCCCGAAGCATTGTATATAAGAGAATGAAGCCAGCATTTTTGACCGTTTCTGTTCCATTGTATTTAGGCAATTGAGTTCTTGCTTTTTTTCTTTCTTCTTTGGTTAAGGCTCTTGCATGTTTTACACGAGGGCGCTTGATAACATCGCGTACAGCATAAGTCGGGTCATTCTCTAGTCGCAATGTGGCAATTGCATAACGGGTTACAGCACCAATGAATCTTCGATTTTGTAAAGCGGCAGATTCACCTGTCATTTTTCCATTGGTTTCTTTAGTAACACGATTAATCGTATTATTTAAAATCTTCAATACGTCAGCCGCAGTCACATCTTTAATATTTTTTTTGCCAATAACTGGGCATATATCTTTTTCTAAAGCAGTATCGAACTTCTCTTGATAAATTTCAGACTTCAACGTCATACGTTTTTCTTTAAATTCGGCTGCAATAGCGTTGAATGTATTTTTTCCTTCTTCTAATGCCTTGGCCTTATTATTTTGTCTATCTTCTACTGGGTGTATGCCTTTGGCTAATTTTGCTCGCATTTCATCCTTTAAGATTCTAGCGTCTGCCAAAGTAATAGCTGGGTATTCGCCAAGACTCATAGAAGATTCTTTACCATTAAAAACAAACTTAAACCGCCAAACTTTAGCACCTGAAGGTCGGACTTCTTTACAACTATCTTGTTCATCTTAACCTTTTGAAAATGATCAATTAAATTCTAAATGGCTAGAGTGTTACCCGTTTAATTACCCGTTTTTAAACACACTCGACTTAAAAGAAAGCCTGCAATTAGCAGGCTATCATATCAGAATTATCTTTGTGTTTTTCGACAACTTTCTTAACACTAGATTCGTGCCAAAATACCTCTTTGTCACTTACCTTGATAGGTTGAGGAATTTCACCATTCTTTATCATGCGATAGAATTTAGTCCGGCCAATAGACATTAGCATCATAAACTCTTTAGCACGTACTCGACGATCAATCTCCATTTACCCCTCCTTACTTTCCGCTTTTCTAAAATCAGTGCCTTCTGGATCTATCCCAAAATATTCACAAATTTCTGTAGCTTTTGTCGCACCTGGCCCATGTCTGGATACATGAACCCAATTCAAAACGTACTTTGGCTTTTTACTATTCATGAGAGCCATTAGATAAAGTTGCTCAAAGTTAAATTCACTCATCCCTCAGCTCCTGATTCGCTTTCCAACTTCATTGCACCTTCTTCTGGATACTCACTTATATAAACGTAGTAACCACTGCCGCTATGAGCTTCATCAAACCAAGCAATTGTTAATTCAGTTTCTAAAAGTTCTGGATCTTTGTTTGGTGCACCAAAGTTTGCTGCTGCATATAATTGCTCACAGGTTAAGTAAATCTTTTTCTCTGGCACCGCCTGAGCTTTGGCTTTTTCTAGCTCTGCATCACGATGCTTTGCACATCTAAGCCAAGCATCCCAACGTCTATTCATGTTGCTTATTTCTTTCTGAGCAATTTCAGAAGGATTGTTTGATCTAGTCATAAACAGTTCATGCTCATTACTAAAAATAATGTCTCTTCTTCCTTTGTAATATTGGAAGGTATTCAGAAAAGCCTCTCTTTCCTTATTCAAATCTAACATTAGCTTTCTCCTCAAACTCGCAATGGCATCAATAGGCCGTGTACGCCGTCCACAAATTCCACATAAGTTGAAGTAGTGGCACCAGATGGATAAAAGAGAGGGAATCGGCAATTAAGAATTTTGGAGCACTTCATGAATTGGCCCACATATTCTAAATTCCACTGCACAAACTCTTTATGGGGTTCGGTCGGTTTTGGAATATCAACACGGCTTATATCTGGAAACTTGCCGTCAATTGGTCGGAAGAATTCAAACATCCCATTTTCGTAATCCAGCAACCAAAATTCATCATCAATTTGGCTTAAAGTGATAGTCTTTACTTTTGGGTTATTACCGACCTTTTTAATAAAAGATTTAACTATTTCAATTGGGATAATCACCTCTAAATCTTTTACTTCTGGAGCGTCACAGATAAGAGCACAATGTCCATTTGTTGCGGCCATCACTCCATCTTTAACCAATACACCCATTAAGTAGAACCTTACTTCACGATGTGCAGCAAAAAGACTTGTTGCTTGAAGGTGCTTATAATTAAGAGTTACTTGTTTCAAAAAGTTCATGGTTGCACCTCATTTTTATTTGCAAACACATTGGCAAACGTACTGCCCGCTAATTCTGGCAAGATGTTATTGGCTTCCTCAAAGGCGATAGCTCTTGCTGCTGCTTCTGAATCTAGTGTCATGGAGTCGTTATACTTCTTCCATTCCTCTTTAGATCGGCGATCCAAGAATCTACCTAGCAAGTGAAGAATCTGTTTAGTTGCATTATTGGTTTTCTTATAGCGAGCATCTGTTTCTATAAGGTCTATAGCTCCAGCTCTAGCCAACTTTAAAAGCTCATCATATGGCAAGCTTTCAAAATCAATTCCAAGTATTTGATCTGCTTTCTTTAGTTCAACATCCTTACTTGGATTGATTAATCTTTGTTTCACATCTTGCGGGCTGATCTTGTGTGCAAGCCCGTTTCGTCTAAAGCGAATTACATTACTCATGATCACGCCTTTAAATGATCTTCAAATTCTTTATAAAGTTGGGTAGCTGCTTTATTCATTTTCCCGTCATACATGATGTGTACGTTTCTAGGAAAAAGTTTGCTTACCGTGGCGCAATAAAACTCCATACGCCCACATGGTCTAACAATTCCGCGATACCCAATCTTTGTAAGCCACAATAAAAACGCCTTAAAAAGAACCTCCCTAGAGAGGTCGGCGTAATTAACGCCGTCCGTCATTCTTAAAACCTTCCGTAAGTGTTTTAGAGATGGCCGCATTCGCTGGAGCTAAATGATTTGTGTTGATTACTTGCGTCTCTGGGACAACCTCTAGGTGTGTAATATTATTTTTCAACTCATCAAGTTGGTATTGACCACCAGTTAATTGAGCAAGTTCGCCGTTGTGATAATCTTGAGATAAATCTGCTTGAGTTTTGGCAACATCAATCAAGCGAAAGGTTTTATCAAAGGCAAACTTACTTAAGTTATGGTCCTTAAGTTTGTCAACAAGACTTAGCTCAATTGCGGACAGTAGGGCATTGATATCACCCATATCATTCTTAGCTTCACTACGAGCTGCAATAAGGTCATCCACAGTCACGCTTTTGTTTTCTGGAAAAAGTTGTGAACTAGTACGCATGATTATTCCCCTTTATTTTTAAGTGAAGCTAAGCGCTCTTTGTGAGCATCGATTAGAGCTTGATAGCAATCACTAGTACGGCCATCTAAAGCCATTAAATCTTCAGTGGACACAACGCCTGAGCGAATCTCAACTTTGCGACCAGGATATGTTTTGGAAAAATACTGTTTTGCACTAATGGCATCTAACAAATCAATAAACCACTCTGATGACATAGAGATGCCTTGGTCAGACTCATCTAATGCTGTAGCCATGTAATAGTGACAAGCACTTTCAGTGTTTTGAGTTTCTTGCCAAAGCAATGTTTCATTATAATTTGGTACAAGTTTTACCAACTCGTCATGAGACATTTTCTGAACTTGAAGATTTATTAGTCGGTACTCATGAAAATTGAGCCAAACTCGCTCCCACATTGGCGCCTCTTCGTCTTCAAAATTTAAAGCATAGGTGGCAAAAGCGCCTGCAGTAATGTAGTAATCCACTTCTGGATTTGAGCTTTTTAAGCTTTCTAGCTTTCTTTCTGCTTGATCAAGATGAAAGAACGGACGATTTATCACGCCGAATGGATAAACCTCTTGGCCTTGTATTTGAATTGAAAAATAATGACAAAAGTCCTCATCAAGCAACCATGCATTAATTTGGGCAAGCATCTTTTCAGGAGTCTTGTTTTTGTTTGATGAGCGAAGGTATGGGCTAATGCAGCCCTGTTGACTAATATCTGTGATTTGGTTCATAATAAAGCACCAGTTATAGCGATGCTGCTCTGAAATTTTGGTAGAGGACAGAGAAAGCATCTAGTTAGTAAATCAGCTCCACAGTGTGGGGCTTTTTGTGTTTGTTGATATAAATATTAGGCTTGCCTAATTTCAATGTCAATAGGGAAGCCTAATTAAATTTGGTATTCCTAATTTTTTATTTGATAGACAAAAGAAAACCCACACGGGGTGGGTTAAGCGTTGCTAATTTTGTATTTTAAAAATCAAATTCTTCTTGTTTGGTAGTCTTATGCTCAATAACTTCCATAACCTCAAACTCTGTCTTAAGTTTTGTATGAGCTAAAAATTGGATGGTCTTTAGCTTAACCTTAAGTAAGTCGCCCTTACCAAAACGAAGCAATCCAGAATCAATCTTTTGCAGAAACACCTCATCAGTAATAGAAGCATTAATTGTTGAGCCGCCATTATTGAATCGCCACTTGTTTTTTTCCTTAAATGATATTGATTCAATTTGCAAAAAAGTTTCTGTGATGCTTTCGCTCAAATGATCATCAATGTCCTGAAATTTAAAATACTCAACTTCTTTTTTGTCAATAAATAGCTCAACATTTTCATCAAGCATTTCTTTTACAACATAAAATGAGTCAATCCCATCTTTGCTTAGTGGTTCTAGCATTTTTTCAATATCGGATGCAATCACCTTGCTTCGGTAAAGACGTAACGCTCTTTTATCAACTTCTAAATATTCAGTTTCAGTGTAAAAGACTTTTGCATGATCAACAGTTTCCTCTATCTTAACAGGAGGGTTGCCTTTCAGTTTTTTATAGATTTGAATTACACCAACAGTAGCACCCCCAAAAAAACCAACCAATCCCAAGATCCCACTTGCGTTTGCTAAGGCCGTTGCAGTAGGGCCAACTAATAGATCTTTGATTTGATTCACCCAAGATAGGTGCTCAACAAATTCTATTCCAAAACAACCTGTTTTAAAGTTTGCTTTGACATTTAATTGAATTTCAAGCTTATCCCCATTGATCTCTTTATTGGCATGAGTCAAGAGGTCACTTATAGCCATCATAGCAGGCGCAAGATCTCGAACATCCATTAGGTGTTCTTCTAATGCTTTGCCATCATAAACTACATGGAATTTCTCACTCATAGCATCATCATCAATCAGGTCTGTATTGGTTATTGTCATAGTCTAACAGTCTGTATTTTTAGTTTCATCATGAGTTTGACATTGGTTGTCGCACCACTTTGCCCGAACTGTTATAAAGTACTGTGTCGGGTTCACAGCTTATTAATCTTTGGTGTTATTAATTTTCTGCCCAAGCTTTCCTTCTTTTACCAACTGCACGACCTGCTCATTAGTAAGCACAGGAATAAAGACTTTGTCGCCAATATCTTTAGAAAGAATCTTTACTTCTTCAGCGGTTAGCACCAAAGCCTCACCATGTTTCGCAGCATCATTGATGCGAGCAATAATCTGGTTGATTGGTAGTTTAGAGTTGTCCATAAGTCTTCCTGTGATTAATGCGAATAAGGATGTTCTTGTCTGTGTTGGCTAGGCGGTACGATATCTGTAATAGCTGTAATACTTTCAACTTCATCCATGTTGAAAGTAAGGCGTTCACCGCCATTTACTGCAATAAGGCTTAGTACATTATTATGGATTCCAATAAATTCTTTAATGGTACATCTCCCATCCTTCAGGCACACCTGAACGAATTCAGTCGGCACTAGCTCAGCATCAGGGTCGCATACAACATACCAACCATTGCGAATTGCTGGAAACATTGAATCTCCAGTTCCCTTAATTCCGTAAGCTCTTTCACCACCCGTATGTGTTGGAACATAGCCATCACCAGCATTTCCATCATAACCCATATCGGTAAAATATCCATCCATGCCCATCTTAGAATAAGCTTTAACAGGCACATATCTTTTTTGAACAGGGAAAGGTTTAACTGGAGTTTGAACAAACTTAACAGCATCTTCGCTATCCGGAATATTGTACTTCTGCTTAAAGGCTTCAATATCTAAGTTTTTAAATTTTGCTTCATTAATTTCTTTGGGCTCTCCCGCACCAGTCGCCAACCAATCAGGATTAACTCCTAGAAATTTGGCTGCTTTTATTAGATTTTCTCCTTCCATTGTTTTTGATCTGCCTGATAACCAATCGCTTACAGAAGGTGGCTTAACACCAACTGCACGAGCAAGATCAATACCTTTAACTTTTTTAGGTGGCAATATTTCCATTGCGTATCTCAAACGTTCAGCAAGAGTGTTCATAAAATATCCTCATAAAGTTAGGCAATCCTAACACAAAATTTATTAGGTGTCCCTATTGATTTTATATTAGGCATACCTAATAATTGTGTGAGCAAGGAGAATTAAATGAATGATGCTCAACTTATTAAAAAATTAGGTGGAGTCAACGCTGTTGCAAGACTTCTTGGAATAACAGCTGCATCCGTATCTGGATGGAGTTCAATACCTGTCGATCGAAAAATCAGGCTTGCTGTAATAGCTGAGGATATGGGGGTATGTACACGAAAAGAGCTTTTCCCAGATACATACCAAGATATCTGGATCGAATTAAGACCCGCCAATAGTGAATTACTCAATATTGATTTATCAAAAAATTAAACCGCCATCTGCTGTAACAGATAGCGGTCTGAATATCGTATTTGGAGCGAACCAAAATGAATGAACAAATCTTAGCACAAAATTCAGACTGTGCAAGCCCATATGATGATGAGGATCAAGTCCTTACTCAATGGCAAATTGATCATGATGCTTATGTTGAAACGATTGATGCTTATAGAGAAACACACAGGGATCTTGAAAAAGCTTTAGGTATTGAAAAGGACTTTGACAAAACTTCTCATAGCGCAAAGGAAATCATTGAAGACTTGCGAAAGAACGGGCACTTGTACGCACTAATTAACCGCTTTGAAGATGCCGTAATCAACCGTCTAAGAGCAAAGGATAAGTTGTAATGCATTACTACGAGCGAAATATAGGCGACTATTACCGCAAGGCTGGAAGATTAAATATCTTGCAGCATGGGGTTTATAACTTGCTCATGGATGCCTGTTACGACCGTGAATCGTTCCCAACGCTTGAAGAGGCTATTGAATGGGTATGGGCGGAATCTGAGGAAGAAATTGACGCTGTTAAATTTGTACTTAAGAAGTTTTTCAAATTAAATGAGGACGGGGTTTATATTCAAAACCACATTAAAGAAGAGCTTGAAAAGTATAGAGCCTTCCTTGCTAAACAAGCAGAGAATGGCAAAAAAGGTGGTCGCCCAAAGAAAAACCCAAAATATGATTCTGGTAATAATGGGAATGATTTTGATAATTCTGGCTTTAAAAATGAAAGCCAAGAAAACCCAAATGAAAGTGAATTAAACCCAGAAAAACCCAAAGAAACCCAAACAAAGCCTAAACCATCTAACCATCTAACCAACGAACCATCTAACCAAGAAAATAATATATGTCCGCCTAACGGCGAACCTATGTCTGCTGAAAAGCCTAAAGAGAATTTAAAAAATGAGATTCAAGAGGTTTTCGAGTTTTGGAAAGTGACGTTTAACAAGAATAATCGAACCGTTCTTGATAACCCGCGCAAATCCAAAATTCAAGCAAGACTCAAAGAGGGTTACACGGTTGAAGATATCAAGACAGCTATTGTTGGGTGCTCTAAATCTCAATTCCATATTGAGGGCAATCATACTGATCTAACGCTAATTTGCCGCGATGCAACCAAGCTTGATCACTTTCTTGCCATGTCTAATCCAGCACAGGTTGCTATCCAACCACAAACTGAGGATGAGCAACCAGCACCCACTCAATACAAAGTAATTGAAGGGAGATGGTAATGGGGTTTAGTTCAAATATTCATGATGTGAATATGGAGCAATGTGTACTAGCTGCTCTAATGACCACAGCTTTGTCACTTGAGACAATTGGTCAAGAATTGGATGTTGAATGTTTTTATTCAGATCGTCACCAACAGATCTATAAGGCCATTGTAGAGCTATCAGAAAGCAACTGTCCGTATGACGTGGTAATGGTGAGTAACCACCTAAAAGGCAAAAACGTTTTGCATTTGATGGGTGGGGAAGAATACTTAATTCAACTTATGCAAGATGCACCGAGTAGTTTTTACAACGCTGAAAGTTATATCACTCAGTTAAATAAACTCAAAACACATCGAAGAATTGAGCAGATTGGTTTACGTATTGCTGCAATGGCGAAAGATACAACTTTGCCTGATGTATTTGTTGAGGCTGAAAATCTTCTTGGGCAAGTAGATAAGGCGGATGATGCTGATATGGGGGCAAGTTTTGGAAGTGCTCTCGATAGTGCCTTAGAGCAAATGATTGACAAGTTTGATAAGCAGAGCAGACACGAAACAACAGGTGTTAAGTTCAACCTTAAAACACTAGATGAGATGCTGGGAACCGTACAAAACGGTCATTTTTGTGTAGTTGGTGGTCGCCCCGGTTCTGGGAAGTCAACTTTAGCCCAAATGATGGCAATTGATACGGCAATGCTTAAAAAAGAGGGTGTTCTTTTCATATCAGCAGAAATGGACAAAGAAACACTTTCTAATCGTATGTTTAGCTCACTTAGCTCCATCCCATACAACAACCTACACAATGCAACACTTTACGATGGGCTGCTAAAAGAATATGCAAATTACAAACAAGTTTATAGCGATCTGCCTATCTGGATAGAGCCAAAGCAAAAACCAAGCATTAGTGAAGTAAGAGCATATGCAAGGAGAGCTAAGCGCCGTTTCTCTAAGATGGGTACAAAACTAGGATGCATTATTGTTGATTACCTGCAGCTTGTAAGAGATCCGAGCAAAAAAGACCGCTTTCAAGAAGTTGGCTCTATTAGTCGTGAACTTAAATCTATGGCTAAGGAGTTTGAATGCCCGGTAGTAGCGCTCGTTCAATTAAATCGTGAATCAGAAAAAGGTAAGAAACCGAAAGCTTCTGACATCAAGGAATCAGGGCAGATCGAACAAGATGCGGATCAAATTATTCTCGTTAATCCGCTCACTGATGACAAGACACTACAACCTCTTGGGGTCACTGAACTGATTATTGCCAAAAATCGACATGGCAAAAGAGGGAGTGTGCGCGTTCAAGAGTTTCTAGATGTTTGTAAATTTAAGGCAATTGAGGTGACTGCAGAATGAAAACGTTCCTAATCATTATGACCGTTGTTTGTATTGCAACTTTTATGGGTTTGGTTATGGCTGCATTAGCTGCAAAGCTGCACCAGTTTTCAGGAAGTCTAGCTAAATTTCGTTTTTCTTTGGCTTTCATGGATATCACTTTTTTCTTTTTATGTGTTTTGACCCTAATCGTATTGGGTGGAGGTAAATATCTGGCGTTTTCTCACGGAATTTTATTTTTGTTGGCGTTGTATCTAATTTTTTATCGGTTCGAAAAGTGGGAGCGTAAAGCGTGATAAAAGAAAATGTAAAGTTGCATATCATGCAAGGTGTAGACTGGTCTAAATATGATTTGCCTGAATGGTTGCGCCAATTTGGTTATTGGCAAGGGGCAGTGATTCGCTTTGGTGGATCTACTGAAAATCCATTAGTAGGAGCGATTAAAAAAGCAAAACTTAGACTTAAGAAAGGGGATAGGGAAAAGATCGTTGCTTATTATCTCTGTGATGAAAATTTTATCGAGAAGCCATCTAAAAAACCTAATGTCTGTCTAATTACAGACGATGAGGCTAGAGCTGTACAGCGCTTGGTTATTGATATTTTAGACGGTTGCACTTCTGAGGCTATGCTTGATTGGATGGATGCAATTATTGAGCGTTATTTCAATCAAAAATCATGGACTCAGTTAGTAACTCCAGAGCGAACAGCCATGGATGCAAAATACGATGTTCGTTGTGGCTTAGCAGCTTTGCACAATCGCTACCAGTTTATTAGATATAAAAATGGCTCAGTATGATCTAACTATTGATATTTATTGGTAATTCAGATAATTGTATGAAGATTAAACAACGGTGAGCAAGAATGATAGAAAATCCGCAACATTTTAATTTAATAACAAATTTTGAAGAAATCACATCTAGACCTAATTTTGTTGAAAAAGTGACGATTGCTAGGGGTGAGGATGTTCAAAACACTATCTCTGATTTAGTTGGTTTTTATGTGCTAAGGGATTTTGTTAGTTGTGGGATTTCTAGTTGTGGAAAGAAACATCAAAAAGGTTATATCGCAGCACTGCATGATGGAAATGAAATTATCATTGGCCATAAGTGCGGGAAAAAACACTTTGGTGTGAGTTTTGATGAAAAAGCTAAACAATTCAAGCATCTTAGAGACAATGCGAATCAATATCTGCAAATTAAGGCAATGTATGAAAAGCTGCCACAGTTAAAGGAAAGTCTAGAAAGAATTTTGAACCAGTCGGGCAAAATGACATTCTTGCAAATAAAGATGGCAGTAAAGAGCTTTAAAGAAGATGCATTTGATTACTGGATGCGAAGGAGAATTGGACAAGAGGTAACAAGCAACGGATCTATTTTTATTGATGACTTCAAAACAGAAGAAGAAATCAATGCTGAAATCCTAAGTGGTAGAAAGAACATCTCAGACATCAAGCGGGTTTTGGTCGCAAATATTGCTGAATATGATGTTATCGCCAATTGGCATAATGCTGAAAGGTTAAAGGACTACTTTGATCGTCTGTACAGGGAAATCAAGAACCCCAACCAAATGGACGGGGTGGCAATTAAGGCATTATCCAAAAAGCTTAGACAGCATGACCAAAATTTGAGGGAGTTGGAGGACTATATAAAAAGAGGTAATCGCTTATTTACCCCTGAAAACCTAGTTCAATTCTCCGTGTTATTTACAAAACCACATGATCAAAAAATTATTGAGAAATATGCAAATAATTTTGCTTGAGCACTTGACCCTGATCAGGGCTAGTGGTATTTTTATGTTAAAGTTGTGCGAAGTGTAAATAAGGTGCAACTAAATTAGTAAGTAACCCTTGCACCATACGCAAGAAGGCGAAACTAGATCAAAGCCTGTCATTAAGTTGATGGGCTTTTTGCGTTTCTGGTCCTACCTATTAGGGAACCTTAAGTTAATAGGCGCTCATCTTTTTGTGATGAGATTTGCAGTATTTGTATTGCAAACGGTGAGATGCTGAAACCTGCCGTGTAGATGGTTTGAATCCAGTATGATTTCGTCACATGCTGAGTTAGCCGTAGAGCCCTAAGTTGTGGGTGACACCCCGCCCAAAGCGAACGAAAGACACAAAAGCCGATCAATAGCTAACTTTGAGAAGCAAGTAGTGTTGAGTAGCAGTAGGCCACAGTACTGAGAAAGCTGTGGCAATTCAGGAAGATTAAACCAAGTCGGTCTATGGGTCGCTGTCTTGAAAACAGTTGGGTGTTACAGCCGTGTGAGTTCGAGTCTCACATCTTCCACCAAGAATATCTCGCGGGAGGTGCTTTGTTGGGGCACCTCTCAATTTTGCCGAACGGATTACGGCGCATGAAGCCCTGCCAAATACTAGTTATTGGCGGGGCTTTTATTTTTGGAGAATGCCAATGGATGACTATTCAAAACGAATGCAAGAAAGAATTAGAAAGGCAGACCGAGCAGATCGTATTCATAGTTACATTTGTTTGGGTTCAATCTTGGTTATCTTAGGTCTGGCTGTCTACGGGGCTTACAAGCTATTAATGGGGTGACTATGGACACAAGCGAAGCCAAGAAAAATCTAAATAAATATTCGGATGAATTAAACCGCTACCAGAACTTATCTCGCACTGGGTTAAGTCGTGAAGAAATGCTTGTTATAGATCGAATCATTATTCGACTGAGAAACAAGATTAATAATTTACGGTCTATGTTGAATGCGTGATGCCAAAAGACTAGCCGAAGTACGCAAGCTGCCATGCATGAGATGTGGTGCACCAGCACCAAGCCAAGCCGCGCACTCTAATTCAAGCAAAGACGGTAAAGGCAGATCTATTAAGGCTTGCGACTCTAAAACTGTTTCTATGTGTTTTTCCTGCCATCATTTATTTGATACCTACCAACTAGGCAACAGACAGGAAAGCGAAGACTTATTTAATAAGTGGCTTAAGCGAACCAACGCAATGCTTGAGTCTGATAAAGAATTATTTTGAATTATAAATAACCCAAACAAACCCATTAAAAGCGGTGGGTTAAGGTATAGGTGGGAATATGGAACCAGCAACATTCCCAATCAATAGTTATTCAGGAATTGTTCAGGTAATTAACTATCTGAACAATAACCACTCCAAAGCAGCCGCAGAAGGTAAACCTTTAGTCGTTAGAATCAACCAGAAGGAAGACGACAGGAGCGCCGCACAAAATCGGCTTTATTGGGCTTGGCTTGAGCAGATCAAGCAAAAGACCGGTAACTCAAAGGATGACCTTCATTTACTTTTTAAGAAAAAGTTTCTTGCCCGGATCTATGTTGAAGGTCGGCAAGAGACTGCAGAAAAGTACATGGCTTTGCAGAACTTTAAAGATGTTATTCAAGCATTCGATGGACCTAAGCGCCGTCAACTTGAAAAGGATTACCAAGTTTTGGTCAATACCTTCATTAAAGACCACCTGCAAAGCAAGAAGGCCACCATTAAAGAATTCACCAAATATCTGGATAAGATCAACATCTATGCACATAGAGACTTGGGCGTGATGTTGATTATCCCGGATGACCTTAAGTGGTGTTATCAAAATGAGCAATGATTCAAATTTGCAAGACGTGGTGCTTAAGCTGATAGAGCAAAACAATAAGTTGATTGAACAAAACAGCTTGATTGTCCAAATCAATGCTGAGCAAGCCGCCCAATTAAATGAAGTTCTAATGATGTTTGAAGACGGCGAACCAACACGTAAATCTACATCATTGGATGGGTGAATATAATGAATAAAGGCCAGCAATTTTTCTTAATTGATGAAGATACTCGGAAGATGTGGGATAAAAATGCTTTAAGTATGCTGGAACAGACTAGAACTCCTGAATTGAAGCGCAAAGAACTGGAGCTTGAATTAGTTAAACTGGTTCAAAGTTATCAACGTGACGGTTTGGATATCGATTGGATATCCATTGACTTACTTAATGGTGTAGATGCGCGAGTAAACTTAAATGAAACTCCAAACATTCAAGAACAAGTTACAGACGCTACAGGCACCCGCACAAACCCAGAAGAATCCTAAACAAAACAATTGGGGTTCTGGTCGAGGTGGCCGTCCGTGGCGCCGTCTTAAAGCTAAGATCCATTTACGTGATGAGTGGACCTGTCAATGTTGTGGCATTGTCACTAAAGACTTAGAGCTTGACCATATTGTGAATGTGGCAAGAGGTGGAACGGATGATGAATCAAACCTCCAGTCTCTTTGTGTTCCATGCCATAAAAAGAAAACCCAACAGGAGAGTCGGCAATGAAATGCATAACAATTGAGCGCACAGTTGATGCTTGGCATGTTGAGGCGCTTTTAATAAGAGCAAAAGAAGATTTTTCAACATTGCCTGCATGGGTAAAAAAGATGCACCAAGAAAACAAGTTTCTTATTGGTGGCAGTTCCATTTGTGTTCACACTAGAGACTACATGGAAGAGCTGGATAAGCAGCATGTTTTATTTCGTCACGATAATGGTGATGTGGAAGCTCTGCTTATAGATCAATTCTATAGACTCTATAAAGATCCTATATGCGGGTAAGGATTGCTAAATGATTACTAATGATTTTGCTAAAGGTGATGTGGTTGCTTTGCAGGGTGCTTGGACTGACCTTATGACAGTTGAAAAGGTAGAGTATGGGAAGGTTTACTTTACGTCAGGCGATTATGCAGATTTAAGCAAGGTACGGCATGCAGAACCGGAAGAGATAGAAGCGGGTTGTAAGCTTTATTAAATATATTTGGGGTGCAGCAAAATGACGCACAAAAATCCAGCAGGCAGGGGGGGAGGTCAAAAGTTCCAAGCCCTTCGCCGTTGGACACCGCCCCCCATCTCATTTATAAAAAAAATTCCCTTTCAGAAAAAGTTAAAGCAAAAAGTTAAAATCAAGTTAAAGGTAGAGCAATGGCATTAACAGAGAAAATGGAAAAATTTGCTCTTGCCATTGTTGACGGCAAGACAAATAAAGAAGCAGCAATTTCAGCAGGTTATGCAGAAAAAACTGCATCCGCCGCAGGTGCTAGGTTAGCAAAAGATCCTGAAATTATTGTCTATATTGAAATGTTAAAGGCTCAAAAAGAAGGGCGTTCTTTAACATCTGATTCACCAAAAGTTAAACTTAAAGATACACCCGAAAATAGTGGTGAAGATGAAGACCCTATTGAGGAATTTCAATTTGAGGGTGATGATCCCTTAGATTTTTTAATTAAGGTCATGAACTTCAATGGCAACAAGCTGCCACTAAGAATGCAAGCCGCAATTGCAGCATTGCCTTATAAACACGGGAAGGTTGCTGAAAAAGGCAAGAAACAAACCAAAGCAGAAACTGCAAGAGAAGGTAGTAAATCAGGAAAGTTTGCAACTTTAGATAATCAATTGATGAGCTAAATTATGTCTTCAATGTCACCCATCTGGACTACAGCTTGCCCAGATTGGGCGACTCGTATTGTTGCTAAACAATCGTTAATGCCGTGTAAGCCATTATTTCCCAAAGTGGCTGACGTAGCGGAGCGTATCTTTAAAGAGTTAATTCTTGTTGATGTGATGGGTAGCCCTAAGATGGGTGATGTCACATTGGAATGGGTGATCGAGTTTGTTCGTGCAATCTTTGGCGCATATGATCCAAGCACAAAGCGCAGATTAATTCGTGAATTCTTTCTTTTGATTTCGAAGAAGAATACTAAATCTACGATTGCCGCCGGCATTATGCTTACTGCATTAATTCTTAATGATCGACAATCTGCCGAACTAATTATTCTTGCGCCTACTAAAGAAGTTGCTGATAACTCATTTAATCCAATCCGGGATTTCATACGCGCAGATGAAGAATTAAGTGAAAGATTTAATGTATCTGAGCACACAAAAACAGTTACGCATCTAGGTACCGGAGCAACACTTAAAGTTATTGCAGCAGAATCTAACGCTGCAGCTGGTAAGAAAGCTTCAATCATTTTGATAGATGAGGTCTGGCTATTCGGGAAACGTGCCAACGCTGAATCAATGTTCCGTGAAGCAAAGGGTGGTTTAGCATCTCGTCCAGAAGGTTGTGTAATTTACCTCTCTACGATGTCAGATGAAGTGCCATGTGGTGTATTTAAGCAGCTTTTAGATTATGCCCGTGATGTGCGTGACGGCATTAAAGAGGATAAAAGCTTTCTGCCACTTATTTATGAATTCCCTAAGCATCTTGTAGAAGCTGGAGAACATTTAAAGCCAGAAAACTTCTATATAACCAATCCAAACTTAGGTGCTTCGGTTGATCATGAATATCTGATTTCGGAATTTAACAAAGTTAAAGATGCTGGTGAAGAATCTCTTAGAGACTTCTTGGCCAAACATTTAAACATCGAGATTGGCATGAATTTACGTGCAAATCGATGGGCTGGTGCAGAGTTCTGGAATCAACAAAAACATGTTTTCGGCTTAGACCAACTAATTGAACAGTCAGATGTCATTACGATTGGTATTGATGGCGGTGGGTTAGATGATTTGCTTGGATCCGCGGTTTTAGGGCGTCTTAAAAAAGATCCTCGCATTTGGTGGCTTTGGAATCATGCATGGGCAAATAAAGTTGCTTTGGAGCGCCGAAAAGAAAATATCCCAAAGTACCAAGACTTTGAAAAAGAGGGAAGTCTGACTGTAGTTGAGAAAGTTGGCGAAGATATCGACCAATTGGCAGCAATTGCTAAGAAAGTCTATGACAGCGGCAAGCTTTATAAAATTGGACTAGATCCACTTGGTTTAGGGGGCTTACTTGACGGGTTGTTAGAAGTTGGAATACCAGAAGAGTCGATGCTTGCTGTTCCACAAGGCTACAAGTTGATGGGTTATATCCTTACAACAGAAAGAAAACTTGCAGAGGGAAATTTATTTCATGCAGGTCAGCAACTCATGACTTGGGCAGCGGGAAATGCGCGTGTTGTAATGGTTGGTAATGGGATGCGAATCACTAAGCAAGAATCAGGGGTGGGGAAAATTGACCCTTTGATTGCAACATTTAATGCCGTGGCTCTAATGACCATGAACCCTGAGCCAACAAATAAAGAATACAACGTCTATTTTTTCTAAATAATTTTTAACTTAAAGCCCGCGAATAGCGGGCTTTTTCTTTTTAAAGGAGAGCTTAATGCCTGCTCTACAGAAATCATTTGGCTCTTTTGAAATTAAGAGCACGAACGAGGAAAAGCGAACTTTTAAAGGGATTGCAAGCACACCAAATGCAGACCGCGCAAAAGACATCATGGTCCCAAGCGGGGCTAAGTTCGAGCTTCCAATGCCACTTCTTTTCCATCATGAGCACAGTGCTCCGATCGGACAGGTCATTGATGCAAAGGTGACTGATAAGGGAATCGAAGTAGAGATTCATATCCCAGAAATCATAGAAGAAGGGAACTTAAAAGCCCGTGTCGATGAAGCCTATCAAAGCCTCAAGTATGGATTAGTTAAAGGGCTTTCAGTTGGGTTTTTAGCCGATTGGGAACAGGCCCAATTTATCGAAGGTGGTGGCATCCAGTTTAACGAATGGGAGTGGTACGAACTCTCACTGGTGACCATTCCATGCAATCGCGACAGTTCAACAGATTATTCAAAAGCTTTCGAGGAATACAAAGCCGCGTTGGGCAATAAACCTCAGAAACCCGCAGCAGATGGCGTTTCATCTGAGCAAAAACACGTAATCGTAAAACTTGGTAGCCCAACTAAGGATGGAGTATCTCTATGAATAAATATTTAAAACAATTGCTTGATGCGTTGGCAAAAAAACAAGCAGAAAAGCAAGGTGTTATCACTAAAGCATTGGATGATCAGCGCACACCCAATGAAGAAGAAGAAGAGCAAATTACTGCAATTGATCAAGAAATTGCCACAATTCAAAAAAATATTGATCGTGTAAAAGACATGATCAAACAAGCCGAAGAGGCTGGGGAAAATGGAACACCTGTAGCAGGTGGCAGTCCAGAAGAGGCTGCTAATACCGCTGGTGGTGGTAATCCAGCACCACGTGTTGAGGTTGAATCCAATCTTGAAAAAGGTGTTGGTTTTGCAAAATTTGTAAAGTGTCGAATGATTGCCTCAATTGAAGCGAAGAAGGGCAATTATAAATCAGCAGTTGATGTTGCTAAAAGCTTAGGTGAGCCGCCAGAAGTAATTGCTTTAATTGAAAAAGCCACCCTAGGCACAACGACTGATGCTGGTTTTGCTTCACCATTGGTGCATACAAACCGTTTAGTAGGTGAATACATTGAATTGCTTCGCGCTAATACAGTGCTTGATAAGCTGCAATTCCGAAAAGTTCCATTTAATGTTGAAATTCCCGCGCAGGCGACAGGTTCTATGACGGCTTGGGTTGGTGAGGGCGAGGCCAAGCCTTTAACTAATCCAACTTACGCAGATGTCAAAGTCGGCAAGCATAAAGTAGCTGCAATTGTGGTTTACACCCTTGAGCTTTTAGAGGGTAGCGATCCAGCAGTTGATGTATTAATTCGTGATGACTTGGTTGCTTCATCTGCTCAATTCACTGATGCTGAATTCCTTAGCGCTAGTGCAGGAACCACCAAAAAGCCAGCAGGTCTTTTAAATGGCGTTACGCCAATTACTTCAACAGGTAATACACCTGAAGCAGTTGCTAATGACTTGCGCGCTTTACGTGCTCAGTTCCTATCTAACAACCTTTCTCTTGCTGGTGCTTACTACCTTATGAGTGAAGTTAAGGCTGCAGAGCTTGCAGATATGCGCGATGCTTTAGGCAATACCTACTTTAAAGGCATGGAAGCAGGACTTAATCAGAAGACCTTAGGCGGCATCCCAGTTATTGAATCTGAAACTGTGGGTGATGTGATTATTCTTGTTAAAACATCTGAAATTCTGATGGCAGATGGTGGTCAAGTTGAAATTGCTTACTCTGACCAAGCAACTTTAGTTGATGGAACAACTGTTCATAACTTATGGCAAGAAAACAAATTTGCTATTCGTGCTGAACGTTTTGTTTCTTGGGCTAAACGCCGTCCGATTGCTGCAAGCTTCATTCAATACACTTAATTGTTTGAATCTATTGATTAAAAAACAGCCCTTAATTGGGCTGTTTTTATATCTAAGCATCACAATTGTTTAGCTATAGGAACAGTCTCATGAAAATTGAATATTTAAAGCAGATGCATGATGCCAATGTTGGTGACATTAAGGATGTACCAGACTTGGCAGCAAATGTCCTAATTAAAATAGGTGTTGCAAAGCCTTATGAAGAGCAAAAAAAGGCATCAGTAAAACCTAAAAAAGAAGTAAAACCAATCGAATAAGGCGGTAAATATGGGCATTAGAGACTGGTTTAAAAGTAAAAAAAGCCTCCAAAGTGTCCATAATTCTGGGCAGAATGTTTGGAACAGCTTAACCGTACAGGAGCCATATTCTGGCGCATGGCAGAAAAATGACGAATTAACACGCACTGAACTAACAGCATCTCATGCAGTATTTTCTTGTGTAAGCCTTATTTCCAAAGATATCGGCAAACTTCCCATTGTACTCAAAACTAAAGTTGATGGTGTTCTGGTACATGCTGACATCCCAGAAAAGCTTCGGGTGTTAAAAAAGCCAAATAACTATCAGACATGGCAACAGTTTCAAGAACAATGGACATCAAGTCTATTATTGCGCGGCAATACCTACGTTTGGAAATTACGCGATGCCTTTGGTGAGGTTTATCGAATGGTGGTTTTAAACCCCGATTTGGTAACACCGCTAATTGATAAAAATGGGAATGTCTTTTACCAATTAAGTAAGGATTGTTTGACTCAGGCAGAATCTGAAATTCTACCAGCTTCTGAAATTATTCATGATCGAATCAATACCTTTTACCACCCTTTAGTTGGCTTATCTCCAATTATGGCGTGTGGCGTTGTTGCCAAAATGGGGGTAAAGATCATCAATAATGCTGCAAATTTCTTTGGAAACGGAAGTAGACCGGGTGGAATTTTGGTTGCACCCGGACCAATCTCAAAAGAAAAGGCTGAAGAAATTCAAGCACGATGGAATCAAAACTATTCTGGGGCAAATTACGGTAAAACGGCTGTCATTGGTGACGGAATGACTTATACCGTTTTGGGTATGAGTGCTGCTGATTCCCAAATGCTTGAGCTTCTGGAGATGTCTGGCCGTGTGGTCTGTAGTGTGTTTAATGTTCCACCTTTTAAGGTTGGCATAGGAACAGTGCCAGATGATCCAGAAAAGGCAAATGGAATCTATTATTCCGACTGCCTACAAGCATTCATTGAATCGCGTGAAAATCTGATTGATGAAGGTTTGAATCTTGAAGACTTTAAATTAGAGAGTTTTCTTGATCTTGATACTTTAATTCGCATGGATTCAGAAAGATTCCACAACATGATCCGTGAAGATGTTAAAGGCTGTATTTTGACCCCAGATGAAGGGCGGGCAAAAATTGGCATGCTTCCTGTGCCTGGTGGTAATGCTATTTATATGCAGCAGCAAAACTACTCACTAGAAGCTCTTGCTAAGCGTGATGCCAAAGACGATCCATTTGAAAAATCCGATAGTTCAAAAAAATCAGATGACCAAAAGTCGTTTGAATCTTTGTACCGTGGTGTCTTTTCTGATTCAGTGCCTTATCAAAAGGGCCAATTCGTAACGCACAAAGGAAGCCTATGGCATTGCGAAAAAGATCACACTGGGGAATTTAACCATTCAAGCTTTAAGCTTTGTGTGAAGGGGGCTAAATAATGCCTATTACTGACCTAGCAACTGTTAAAGCTCACTTGCGTTATGACACAAACGATAATGATTTGGAGCTTGATGCATATAGAGAAGCAGCAGAGCAGGCTGTTTTGGATTATGTAACCGATGAATTTGAAGATGGCAATTATCCAAATCAATTTAAAGTAGCGGTTCTTCTTCTGTGCGGTTATTACGATAGCAATCGAAATCTTGAAAATGGAATGATGGTTGATGACAATTATCTACCACCTCCAGTAAGAGCTTTGCTCTATAAATTTCGCAATCCTACTGCTATTTGAGGTATTTATGGGACAGAAAGCAAGCGACCTACGTCACCGCATCACTATTCAAAAAGCAATTCAAACCCAAGACCAAAACACAGGAAAATTAATCACCTCATGGTCTAATTTTGCAACAATTTGGGCGGAAGTTACTGACCTTTCAACAAGGGATGTTATTGCGGCTAAAGCAGCAAACAGCGCAATACAAGCCCGTGCTAAGGTGCGATATAGCAGCGCTACAAAACAAGTTGATAGCACAATGCGGGTTCTTTTTGATGGTTACTATTACAAGATTGATGGGAACCCAATGCGAGACCCAGACTCACGCCGTGAGTATTTAACTATCAACCTTGCAACAGGTGATAAAGCATGGAATGGGTGATTTATGGCTACTCAAATACATGGCTTGGAGCCTGCATTAAGACGAATGCGGGCAATTGGTAATGACAAGACTGTAAAACGTATTGCCCGTAAAGCGATGCGGCAGGCAATGAACATTGCAAGAGATGCAGCTCGTCAAAAAGTTAAACGCCTAGATGATCCTACCACTCCCGAAAAAATCTGGAAAGAAATTGTGGTTCAAAATGGCCGGAGTAGAAATAAAAACACTTTGGTTATGCGTGTGGGAGTGCGTGGTGGGGCACGTATTCCATATACAAATAATGCCCAAAATAGACGTGCTGGTCGTGTTGGTCAAACTTACCAAGCGGACGGACGAGTCTTTTACTGGCGATTCCTTGAGTTAGGCACAAGTAAACAGCCTGCTACTCCGTTTTTACGCCCTGCTTTATACGAAAACATTGAACAAGTTACCGATAAATTTGTTCAGGTGTTTAATTTTGAACTCAGCGTGGTTTTAGGTGCAGCTTAATGATTGATGTTCCAATTTTTAAATTAGCCAGAGCAGATCCAGCGGTTAAGGCTCTACTTGAAAGCGATGGAATTTTGCGAGTCTGGAAGTTTGGAAGTGCTCCAGATGAGCCACAAGCGCCATATGTGACATGGCAAACAATTTCTGGTGATTCAAATAGCAACCTTGATTCACGTCCTGTTTCAGATAATGCAATTATTCAAATTGATGTATACGCAACAGATGAAGATGTTGTGGAGCAAGTTGCAACTGCAATGAGAGATGCAATAGAGCTTGATTGTTATGTGGTTCGTTATGGCGAGGCAGATAAGGACCCCGTAACAGGCATGCCTCACTATTCTTTTGATGTTAGCTGGATCGTAAACCGCTAATAAAACTTAAACCATATTCACTTAGCACCCATTTCGGGTGCTTTTTTTATGCCTAAAATTAAGGAGCGCTCTTAATGGCTAATGTTAAAACTCAAAAAACACAGTTATTTACTGTGTTAAATGGTCAAGTGGTTCGTTTTGTTTGCTCTAAACGGATTGACTTGGGGCAAGATTCATTTCAAAAAATTGATGTGACTTGTCTTGATGCAGAATCAAAACAGTATATTCGCGGTATGCGTGATCCCGGCGAAGGTGCAGTAGAAATCGATTACGATGATACGAACACCAGTCATGACAAATTAATTGAAATTGCCGAATCCGGAGAGATTTTGGAATGGCATGTTGGTTCGGGTCATGCTGCAACGCCTCCGACCTATGATCCAACCACTGGTATTGATCTTCCTGAAGATCGCATGTGGTGGTCATTCAAGGGCTATATTAACCCTACAGCACCAAATGCTTTTGAAGTCGATTCTGTAGTTGGTTATTCATTCACATTGATTCGTACTTCTGGCGTAACTGCAACTAAACGCACGGTGGCTCCATAATGGCTAAGATCAGCATTACAGACTTAAAGCAGAGTGTAACTACTCTAAACGTTCCAGTTAAAAAAGCCGTCAAGTGGAATGTTGAAGCGACTGAAAGTAATATTGAGTCACTTAAAAAATTGACGAAAAACAATTCATTAGAACTTGGTGATATTGTTGAGCTTGAAGCTGATATTTTTGTCAAAAAAATGAACTTCAAGGAAAGTCGCGAGGCATCCAAAGCAATTGAATGGGATCTTAATTATGAGAATCTTGAGGATTCAAAAGTTAAGAAAATCGATTCAACTCACATGCAAGCTGCTCAATTACTTGGTTCAATTTGCTCAGATCAAAAGGGAACACCTTTTTTCTCAAGTGTTAATGACATCTATAAAGCAGAGCCTAGTTTAATAAATGCTATGTATGCTGCTGCTGATGAAGTTAATAATTTTTTGGGAAAGTCTCGGAAGAAGAGCTTGCAGACAGAGAACTCCTCATTGAACTCGTCCTCAACGGAATCGGCGGAAACACCTTAGAAGAAGCTGAACAAAAACTTTCACATAAAGAGTTGATGGAATGGAGAGCCTACCGTCAAAAGTATGGCTCTCTTTTCTTTGGTCGCCGTTTAGAGCAAAGCTTTGGAAGCTGGATGGCACATTACACAGGCTTCAAAGTTAAAGAGGGAACAAAAGTAGACCCTTATATATTTATGCCTCATGAAACGCCACCAGACGATGACAATTCATTGTCATTAGAGGAATATCTAGAAAGGTTCCATAGTAACTAACCCTATCATAAGGTGGGGCATGTGACATTTACACACCGTTTTGTTAAATTGAAAAAAAGTGAAAAACGGTGTGTAAATGAATAAGTTTTTAATTATTGTTATTCTGGGCTGTTTGTTGCTTGGATGTGGAAAAACAGAACAAGAAAAACTCAATGACGAAAGGCAGAAACTCGACTTACAAGTGCAAAAAATTGTTAGAGATGTGTTAAAAGATGGTGATACAGCTAAGTTTCGTAATCAATGGGAGCTATGCGGTGAGGTAAATGCTAAAAATAGTTTTGGCGCCTATACTGGCTTTCAGCGCTACATAATCACAAAAGAAAAAATATACTTTGAAAATGATTATAACTCTGACCCAACATCTATAGCAGCCTTCAATCAAGTTTGGAATTCTGACTGCAAATAGCAGTAAACATTAATTTTTAAAAACCCCGCTAATTAGTGGGGTTTTTTATTGCCCGGAGAAAAGTAATGGCCACAACTTCACTTGGCAGATTAACACTGGATCTAGTGGTTCAGACGGCTAGTTTTTCAGAGCCACTAAGTAGAGCTGAACGGCAGGCGCGAACATCGAGTCAAGGGATTGCTAATTCTTTAAATATTGCTGCTATTGCTGTAAGTGCATTGAGTGGAGCAGTGGCTGGTCTTTCAGTGGCTCAGCTTGTTAATTTTAGTGATCAAGTTATTCAGACTGGAAATGATATTCAAAAGTTTTCAAAACTTGCGAATGCTTCAGTGCGTGAATTTCAGTATTACGCCAAAGGGGCAGAAACTGCCGGAATTTCATTGGAATCTTTTGCAGATAAAATGAAAGACATGCAGGATCGTATAGGCGATTTTCAGCAAACGGGTGGCGGTCCTTTAGCTGACTTTTTCACAAATATCGCCCCTAAAGTTGGTGTAACGATTCAACAGTTTCAAAAGCTGTCCGGTCCAGAAGCGCTTCAACTATTTTATAACTCATTGGAAAAAGCTGGAGCCTCTACCAATGATATGAAATTCTACATGGAAGCAATCATTTCAGATTCTTCATTGCTTATTCCATTGTTAGAAAATGGTGGAGAAGGTTTTAAAAAATGGGGTGATGCTGCTGAGCGTGCTGGCGCAATTATGTCTGACGACTTAGTTAAAAGCCTAGCTCAAGCAAGAGAAAACCTTCAATTAATGGATTTGCAATGGCAGGGCGTTGAGGCAAGACTTGTAAATAGTGTTGTTCCTGCTATCGAAACAGTGATAGAGAATTGGGGCGACATTAAGGCGGTTACGATTGCTGTTTCTGCTGGTATTGCAACAAGATTTGTACCAGCTTTGGTTGTTGCAACTTATCAACTTGGGCAAACAGCATTGTTTGCAGTGCGTGCCGGTGTGGGTTTAGCAAACTTCGCTAGAACAGCTGGCGCAACAACAAGTGTAATGGCATTATTGGGCGGTCCTGCTGGGATTGGCATGCTTCTTACGCAATTGGCTGTAGCTGGTGGCGCCTATTATTTGATGTCTAAACAGACGCAAGATGCAACTGATGCACTTGAAGATCAAGGCCTTGTTGTTGATGAGCTAAGGGAAAAATATAAAAAATTAACAGCATCGCAACTAGCTCTTAAAAGTATCGAAGCTGGAGAGGAAATTGATAAACAAACTAAACAATTAAAAAGTTTGTTTATCGCTTTGGAACAATTTGAGAACGACTTAAGAGTTCAAGGTGACACTAAACAACTAACTGGTATTCAAAACTATCTTAAGAGTTTGAAAGAAGGTGGAGATGAAGCTAAGAATGCTTTTGCTCAGCTACAAAAGCAAGGCTTGGTTAGTGAGAGTACACTTAAGTTTGTTGCTGAATTAGATACAAAAATTAATGCTGCTAATAACACTATAGATCGTCAAAAAGAGATCCAAAAATTAGTTAAAGATGCCACCAATGATGCAACAAAGGCACAGCAAGACCAAGCAAAAGCTGTCAATGAATCTGCAAGAGCTTGGATGTCTTTAACACAAAAACAGCGAGAATATATTAATCAGGCCAACAAGGATGCTTTGCGTGAGAAGTATATTCAGGAAAATATGCGTGTAGGCGGTTGGACTAGAGAGAAGGCTGAATTTTTTGCTGATGTTCAAGCTAATACCAATGAAGAAAATGCATATAAAATTAAATTGCCAAAAGCGGTTGCTGATGCAGCACTTAATAGCTTTAATCGCAAAAACTATACTTTTGGGAAAGCTGAGTTAGAGGCAATTGCTCGTGCACAAGGTATTGCTAAGGCAAATAATTTTGCTCAGATTGAAAGTTTGTATGGTTTGCCTGCTGGAACATTAGCAGCCTTGATTCTTCAAGAGTCTGGAGCTAATGCTGGAGCAAGAAGCCATACTGGGGCAATAGGTCTTTTCCAAACAACGAGTGTATTTAGAAAACAGTATGGTCTTAATTCAAAAAGTTCGATTGAAGAAGTTGCAACAGCAGCGGCTAAAGACTTGCAAAAAAACTACCAAGACTTTGGTGATCGTGCAAAAGCCTTAATGGCCTACAATGCAGGTGCAGGTGGCTTAAGAACCTATTTGAAAGGTGGTCTATCAGATAGCAAGCGCAAAGAGGTTGCTGGTTACGTACCCGGTTTCCAAAAATGGTTCGCTGGAGTATCTGGGAAATCTACTGTAGATAATTCAATTTTAATGCCTACTCAGGCAGATCAACTTGAATTAATCAACAAAGCTGCCGAGTCTCAACAGGCTATTGATGATACAAGAAAAGAAGTTAACGCGCGGTATTACACTGAAGCTCAACGCCTTGCCAAGGAGCATCAAGATAATATTGATAAGATCACACTTGCGTACGCTGGTACACCACAGTTAAAAGAAAAGCTTGCTCAAGAGAATGCATTATATGCTGCTCAAATTGCAAAACTTGAGTCTGATAAAAAGGAAGAGTACAACCAATACTTTGCTTTTGAAACTGATCGAATCAAGCAGATTGAACAAAACTTTGATCGACAAAAAGAGTTAATCGACTCTAATGCCGAGTATGAGTACGGGAAATCGAAAAAAGCTTTAGAGATTAAAGCTGCTCTTGAGCGTCAAAAACAAGTTGAAATTGCTGCCGTAAAACGCGAAGAAGATGCACAAATTCAGTCGGCGTTTGAGGGTTATCTAAACCAGACCGAAATTGTTGTGAAGCGTTACCAACGTGAACGTGAAGAAATACTTCAAACTTATAGTTTAAGTAAACGTGTTCGCGAAGAGTTGGCAAAATCTAAGGATTATGCAATTTTTGAAACTTTAAACCAAGCCTCTGACAGCGTCTTTCAAGTTGGTCAGAACTCTGCTCAATCCCTATTTAATAGACTTAATCCTGAAGAGTTTTCAAAGTTTAATTTGCAAAATCAATATTCTTCGGATTTCGGAGGACTCCAAACATCCTATAACGATGAAGTGTCTGGCATTAAATTGATTGAAAATGAGAGTGAGCGTAACGCTCAATTGTTGGCTGCTCGTGAACAGTTTTTGAAAGCAAAAGCTGCACTTGATGCAGATTACGCACAAAAAGAGCGTGATTTGGATCAACAGAATTTTGAAACCAAGATGCAAGTTTATTCGCAAATTGCTGGAATGACGGGGCAGGTTTTTTCAGACATGACCGCACTATTAGAGCAAAGTGTTGGGAAGTCAAATGCGCTTTACAAAACTATGTTCTTTGCCTCTAAGGCTGCTTCAATAGCTCAAGCAATTGTTAACACAGAAGAGGGGGCTACAAAAGCACTGGCACAAGGTGGCGCTTATGGAAGTGTTTTGGCTGGAGTTGTTAGGGCAACAGGTTACGCTTCAGTTGGTATCATGGCAGCTCAAACAATCCAAGGTATGGCTCATAACGGTATAGACAATATCCCGCGTGAAGGTACATGGCTTTTAGATGGTGGTGAACGTGTACTAAACCCTCAACAGAACAAAGATTTGACGAATTATTTAAATAATCGTCAAAACGGGTCTAGTGAGGGCAATGTGCAAATCAGCCAACAGATTACGTTTGCTGATGGATCCGCAAGCGTCAATACACAAGGTCAAAAGCAAATTGCTGAATCTCTGAATAATGCAATGGACGCATGGGCTAGACGTGAAAGTCGTCAAGGCGGTGTCTTATTTAATCTTGTAAGACGTTAATTACCCAAGTTTAACCACTTTAACCCACTCTATGAAGTGGGTTTTTTGGAGCAAAATAATTGAATGAGCAACCGTAAATTCACTTGGTGCCAAGATCTAGAAGGCAACTCAGGTTCACAGAGCTTTAATACTTTGTCATCTAAGTTTGGTGATGGATATGAGCAAAATGTCTCAATAGGAATCAATAACCGAACAGGTACTTGGCAATATTCACGGACAGCAAAAAAAGCCGAAATTATGCAAATCAAAGCATTCTTTGATGACCATAAAGGAGCTGACTCGTTTCTTTGGGATTCGCCGTTAGATGGTGAGGTTCGAGTTAAAACAGGTGAATATCAACCCCGCTGTTTGGGCGGTGATGTTTGGCAAATCTCTACGACATTCACCCAAGTCTTTTATCCTTAATTTTTAATCTCTTTGAAGCCCCTCTTTAGGGGCTTTTTTTATGCGAGCAAGAAAATGACTAAGCAAGTTATTAATGTTGGTTCAGCTGCAAATGACGGATCAGGAACACCAGCTCGAACAGCCTTTCAGTATATAAACGCAAACTTTACTGAAGTTTATGGCTTCCTAACTGGAACCACTAATGCAACTACACTCCCCGCAGCTCTACCAATTGCAAAGGGTGGTACAGGCGCAACTACGGCAGCGGGTGCACGAGCTAACCTAGGTGCAGCGGCAAGTGGTGTAAATAGTGATATTAGTGAGCTTAAGGGACTCACAACCCCTTTATCAATTTCTCAGGGAGGATTAGGAGCTAATAATGCACAGACAGCTAGAATGAATTTGGGATTAGGAACTGCTGCCATACTCACATCAACAACAAGTCAATATGATCCTACGCCGGGACGAGCACTAAGAGTCGGTGATTGGGGGATGGGGGCTGAAGGTTCTCGTGTATC